GTGTGGTAAGTGTTACCACTGTTTTTGCCTATCTTCCGCATCAATAATTCTGCCGTACTTCAGTACTTCTTCGTACAGACCCTTGATCCGTATATGCGTAGCATATTTAGTGTGCCGGTGAACGTTATTGCGCAAGCGGCTTATTGTTGGTGGGCTAATTGAGTACCCATCTGCTTTAAGCGCGCGCACTATTTCCCTATCTGTCACTTTTGCAGCGGCCAGATTTTTCAATATTGTTTGAATGTCCATAAATTTTGTTTCGATCATAATCTCGCAATCGTAACCCATTTTATGACAATTGCGCTATTGATAATTTTGAACGAAATCCTTATTATCTACTCGGATAATACGAAAACGAATTTATAACAGGCGACCTTAGCCCAAAAAACACTTACTTATGACAAATTCAACAGAACCAGCAGAAGAATCACAATGGATAAAAATTATCAGGACTTTGATGCACAAGGCAGGGCATAACGATTATTCCCTGGCGGATAAATCAGGCGTATCACCTGCAACAATTAACCGGATATTGAATGGAAAGCACCCATATCCGCGGATAGGAACGTTAACCAGCATAGCTAAATCCTACAATTTACTGACCAGTCAGATCATAGGGGAAGTGGAAATTGACTATGACAATGACAAGGCAGTAGAGCTGTTTTTTGCGATCAACGACCGGCGGAAGATCCTGCACCGGATGATTGAGAAAATGCCGGAAGTGCGGCTAGAACATGCAATTAAAATCCTTCAGGTAATAGCGGATATACCGATGGATAGAAGAACGTACAAGCAGCGTATGCAAGATGAGAAAGACGCAAAATACCGTGGCGCTGACAAGCGCGTGCATCCTGATCGCAGGGCTATCAAGGGTAATGGGCGCGATAATCACGACCACTAGCATCAGTAGAGTAACAGTAGAGTCACACTAGCACTACTAGAATCACCAGGATCACGCTGGCTGCATAATCGCACCTCACCATACATATCACCATCACCATCTACATTAACCCGCCTATGAGCGGGTTTTTTATTGCCTTGTTCCAGCGTATTTTATTTACCACACCTCGTTTTCTTCAGAAATAGCGTAATTATTTTCCCCATTAATCCAAAATTGTAGTAGATTGTTTCGATACCGTATTGACTTATATAGTACGAATCCGTATTATTTATGTGTGAAATTATTTTGAAGGAAACTTAAAAATGACTAACAGAGACATGAAGAATTATCGCGCACCTGAAGAAGCATTCAGCACAAAAACAGTCACTTACCTGATTATTTTTGCATTGCTGGCTGTTCTGGCATGGGCTTCTGAAAGGGATAGTGCCTTTGTAGCTGATACTCAATTTATCGGTTATTGCGGGGAATAATCATGGCAATTTCATACAGGCCAACAGCCTGGCGACAATTCAAAAACATTTGCCACTGGCTGTTGCATACAAAATCACTTAGCAGAGCGTTTAAATACCGCAGGATATCGTGAAAAACTTAAAGATAAACAATGATCAAAACCACATCAGAAATGTAATAGATATTGAATTACTGATAGAACGTGAAGGGATCTGCAATTTCATGGGCATGATTCTTGAAGCCATGGAATCACTGGAAAAGGGATTAATTGAAGATATTGATGGATTCAATGGTTCTGACTGGCATAAGAACCTTGAGTATCAGCAAAAGGTAATTGAATTCACTATGAGCGCCGTGGATCTCAACACTAAATACGATAACCTGGATGCTCGTAAAGTATCCATTGATCGATTCCGTGACAATCTTAAAAACATAGGGATACTCGCGTGAATACCTTGGCAGTAATGAGGGATATCAATCCTGACCGCAGTAAGTATTTGGGCGGATCTGACGTGGCCTCAATCCTTGGTGTATCGCCGTGGAAATCCGAATTACAGTTGTATCAGGAGAAAATAGGCGAGTACCAGGAAGAAGTGACACCAGCAAAACAGAAGATATTCAACCGTGGCAAACGTTGGGAACCGATTGTTTGTGAAATGCTGATAGACGAACTTGAAGATCAAGGCCACACCGTTCAAATCATTGGCCGAAATAACAGATACATTGATCCTGAGCATAGTTTTATGGCCGCTGAGATTGATCTTGAGTTAATCGTCAACGGTAAAAACATGAATGGGGAAATTAAAACCGTTCATCCATTCGCAGCAAAACATTGGGGTACTGAAGGCACCGACGAAATACCCATGTATTACACCGCGCAAGTACTCCATGGACAAATGGTAACAGGCATAAATCAAACGGTAGTTGCTGCATTGATTGGTGCAGATGACTTGCGAGTTCATTTCGTGAATCGTGATGATGACATGATCACATACATACGTGATCGGGAGATTGCGTTCTGGCAAAGAATACTGGACAGGAATCCACCGGAACCGGCCACCGCTGAAGATATAAACCGGCTGTACCAAATTGACTCAGGCGCAACATTAGAAGCCGATGCGGAAATGTTTAACTGGTATGCACAATTAACCAAACTCAGGCAGGAAGTAGAGCAAAGAGAAGCACAAATTGAAGTCCTTAGTACAAATATAAAGCGGCGAATGGGAGAAACGGCTCTACTTATACACAACGGCTATAAATTAATCTCCTGGAAATCAAATAGAAATAGCAGCAAAACAGACTGGAAACGGGCTTTTTATGCGCTTGCTAAGGATTATGCCGAAAACTCACAAGATGATATAGACGCATATATCAGAACATGCACAACAACAAAACCAGGGGCCCGGCCCTTTTTAATCAAATGATTGACTTATGAATAAAAAATATTCGCCATCCGATTTTATAGGTATGCCGATAAAACAAATAGCAGCAATAGTAGGTCTCCCATATAAAACATTATGGGAAAGAATAAATAAAGCAAAAATTAGTTTTGAAGATGCCATAAATACTCCATTACGGAAGCCGTTTATTGGTTGCAGCGTAGACGGATGTACAGGCAATCATGAAGCTAAAGGCTTTTGTGTAATGCACTACATTCAATGGCGCAAGAATGGTTTTGTGACAGAAAGAAAGAAGAACCCAAAAGGCAGCGGATGGATAAACAGCAGCGATGGATATAAATATTTCAATGATCGGCAGGAACATATCTTAATTGCAGAAAAAGCTTTTGGAAAAAAGTTACCAAAAGGTGCTGTTGTTCATCATATTGATGGTAATAGGCTGAACAATTCTAAAGACAACCTTCTTGTATGCCAAGACCAAGCGTATCACATGCTTATCCATCAACGGCAAAGAGCATATGACGCATCTGGAAATCCAGATTATAGGATGTGCAATTTTTGCAAGATGCATGACGCGCCAGAATTGCTTTATATATATAAGACAGCAAGCTACCACCGAGAATGCAGAAATAAACATCTACGAATAAGGAAAAATAATGTCAATTAGTGAATTAAAGGCGGCTACATCTGGAAAAAAAGAAAATCCAGTGGCTATATTTAGCAGTTTTATGGATAAATTTAAACCACAACTAGCATTAGCATTACCTAAGCATCTGACCGCTGATCGTATGGCACGACTTGCTCTCACTGCTTTTAGTTCAAGTGCAAAGTTGCAGGAATGCGATCCTAAAAGTATTGCTGCATCCCTTATGACAGCAGGACAGCTTGGACTTGAAGTAGGCGTTAATGGCGCAGGCTACCTGATCCCATACGGTAAAACCTGTACCTTCGCGCCAGGATGGCGCGGCCTCACTGACCTGGTAGCTCGTAGTGGTCGTGGCACAGTTTATACCGGCGTTATCTTCAAAGACCAGGAATACACCTACACCGATGGGGCAAGACGGGATCTGATAATCCACAATGAAACCGACCTGGATGCGCCTGAAGATATAACCCATGCTTACGCCATTGGATGGGTTAAAGACGCGGCCATGCCAGTCATTGAGTTGTGGCGCGTATCCAAGATCACCAAGCATCGGGATAAATATAACAAGGTCGGGAAAAATCATTACAGCTACCGTGATTGGGAAATGTACTGCCGAAAAGTACCATTGCTGCAGGTATTAAAATACATGCCATGTTCAATCGAAGTATCTAATGCGCTTCACGTTAGTCATGCGGCTGAGAGTGGTCGCGGTGTGACTATTGAAAACGGCATTGTTATCGACACAGATTCGCATGGAGTTGAAGACATTGATAAAACAACGGGCGAAATTATTCCGCCCAAATCGGATAATTCAGATCCAAATTTGGATGCACCGACACCGGAAGAACAGGAAAGAATCAAACAGCAACTGATTGACGAAGCTAAGGCAGGAAAATAATAACGGGAGATATTATGAGTCAGCGAGTATGCGATTTATACAATGATAGAGATTTTGAGGATTTACTAAATGATGCAAAAAACAGTGCATCAGGCAGTTGGGAAGATAACTTCATATCAGACCTCGAATCAAAGTATGAAACATACGGATCTGACATGTTCCTGTCAGATTTGCAAAATGACCATCTGGCACGGATTGCCAGCAAAGATTAAGACCACCCATGCCAACGAAAATACACAAACCTTCATTGTTGATTACGCTTGGCATGGCGCCAGTTCCCGAACACTTGCACAGCCCGAAAAATAAGGTTGTGCGTGATTTGGCAGAAGACAGGGAAAGCAGATACGATAAAGACGATCCTGTTATCCCGCTTCAAACGAAAGAATGCCCAACATGCGGCATTACCTTTTTCCGCAAGAAATGCCGATCCAATCCGCAGTGGCAAGCGCAAAACTACTGTTCCCCAAAATGTTCATGCACAAGGTCAATGAATGTACACAAATAACTGGATGACGGATTTAGGTGTAGAAAAGGTAAATATCAGAAGAGTCAATGGCCGTGTAAGTAACGGCTATAAAAGGCGATTACAGGAAGATCAAGCTCAGATCAAGAAACCGCGCATATCAGATGCCCACATGACCAGGATGATCGATTGCATAACGGACTGCCTTAAGTCCGGCAATATGACGCAAAAGCAGATGTACATCGAACTAAAAAGAAAGAACTGCATCCCTGACATAGAAGGGAAACCAGCAGAGTTAGTATCAGTGCGGCCTTTTATGTCAAAGGTAAAGAAAGAACTTGGCCTGTACGCACCATTATCACCAGATATCCTGAAACTTTATGACGCTGGCAATTCCATCCCCGTCATTATGCAACTGTTGAACGTCAGCAAGCGCCACGCTTTTAATTGCCTTGTCTACCATGAACGAATAAAGCCGTACCATTCCCGTCAATGCAAGATGGAAGATAGCACACAGATCAATGTCGTTATCCCGCAGGCAAACAAGGTTATTTTAGAGCAGATCCGCAAGCAAAAGCGGTATTCACTAAGCAGGTTAGTGTCAGAAGTTATTAATGATTACATTAAAGAATTGACCACCAAAACCACAAAAGGAGAATAAATCGTGCCTTTAAAATCCGGCAAGTCAGACAAGGTTGTATCAGAAAATATCAAGACTTTGATCAAGGAAAAACGGCCAAAAGACCAGGCAATTGCCATAGCCCTTTCGGAAGCAGGCCGTAGCAATAAAAAGAAAAAGGATAAAAAGTAATGGCTATCAAAATAATGGAAGTCTATGTGCCAGAAACAGGCCTTACTCATCACATAAACATCGATCAGATAGTAGATATCGCGATCTTCCAGACTCGCACCTCTATCCGCCTGTCCACTGGCGACATGCTGCATACCGACATATCACCTGCTGAAGTTGTAGAAAAAATCAGATTCATGAGCAATGAATTGCCAGATCAATTAGGTAAGGACCATCACCTGCCAGAAGGTTTTCAATTTGTTCGTATAGGAAAGCCAGAACCAGGCGAGTTATTTATCCTGGATGGGAATATCTATGCGGCAGGGGAAACAGCATCACTCAATATAGCAAGCAATCTTC